AGAAGGTAACTATGTTATTGCTGTTGACCCTGCTGGTTATGAAGCAGTAGACAAGGAGAGAGGTTTAAAGGGGTCTAAACTGGATGAGACGGCAATTGCTATAGTTAAAGTGTGTAGAGATAAGTGGTATGTTAAAGATATACTACATGGAAGATGGAGTATTAAAGAAACAGCTAGGAAAATATTGAAATCGGCTGCGGTAAATGAAGCTACTACAGTGGGTATTGAAACAGGGTCTTTAAAGAATGCTATTCTACCTTATTTAGAAGATGAGATGAGAGCTGAGAATAGGTTTGTTCATATAGATGAGTTACGTCATGGGGGTAAGAAAAAGACTGAGAGAATTACTTGGTCTTTACAAGGTCGAATGGAACACGGGCAGATAACTTTTAATGAGGATAGAGACTGGAAACCTTTTGTATCACAGTTATTAGACTTCCCTAATCATCTTAGCCATGATGACATGCTTGATAGTTTAGCTTATATAGACCAAGTTGCTATATCAGACTTCGCCTTCTCTATAGATTTAGAGGATGAATGGCAACCTCTTGATGAGATAGCAGGGTATTAGATTCAAATTTATAATCTAAGTTCTTTTGTGGTATACTCATAAGGAATTTTTATGGTATTTAACTTAATAAGAATAAGTAATGTTTGAAAACAAAGAAACTAAATATCAAGCTCTTGCTAGTTGGTTAAACTATAGATTAGATAGCTGGAGAACTCACAGGGACATGAACTATGTAACTAAGTGGGATGAATACTATCGGCTATGGCGTGGTATCTGGGCTGAACAAGACAAGACTAGACAGTCAGAGAAGTCAAGAATCATCGCCCCTGCCCTACAACAAGCAGTAGAGTCCTCTGTAGCTGAACTAGAGGAAGCTACGTTTGGTAGAGGTAAATGGTTTGATATTAAAGATGATGTATTGGACCGAGAAACTGGGGATGCTGAGTATGTACGTAATCTATTACAAGAAGATTTAGAGAAAACAGGCGTTAAAGACGCTATTTGTGAGGTATTTCTTAATGGTGCTATCTATGGTACGGGCATTGCTAAGATTGTAGTAGAACAAAACATAGAAAGAACCCCTGTAGCTGTACCTGTTGACGGTACTACAGCTACTACAAGAGAGATTGTTGAGTATCCTTCTATAGATATTCGTATTGAACCTATCTCACCTAAAGAATTCCTTATTGACCCTGCTGCTAATTCTATTAATGAAGCATTAGGTGTCGCACATGAGGTTATCAAGCCTCGATACCACGTTGTTGAAGGAATTCAATCTGGTATTTACCGTGATGTACCTCTTGATGGTGATTATAAGATTATAAACTTAGGTTATGAGCCTGAATCAAAGCAAGCTGATGAATCGGATTCAGTAAAGATAACCGAATACTGGGGTAAAGTACCTAAAAGGTTCTTAAAAGCCTCTGTTGATAAAGATGATTTTGAATATACTCAGAAAGATACGCTTGTAGAGGTAGTTGTTACTATTGTTAATGATGAATACATCCTTAGAGTAGAGGAAAATGCTTTTATGATGGAAGATAGACCTTTTATCTCCTATCAACATGACATAGTTCCTAATAAGTTCTGGGGAAGAGGTGTTTGTGAGAAAGGTTACAACCCACAAAAGGCATTAGATGCTGAAATGAGAGCAAGAATTGATTCTCTTGCTTTAACAACCACTCCAATGATGGCAGCAGACGCTACAAGATTACCAAGGGGTGTTAAATTTGAGGTTAGACCTGGTAAAACTATACTTACCAATGGCAACCCACGCGATGCAATCATGCCTCTTGATATGGGAACCACAGACCCTTCAACATTTAACCAGGTCGCCTCACTTCAAAACATGGTACAGATGGGTACTGGTTCTACTGATAATAGTGCTGGGAATCGTGAGACTGCTTCTGGAATGTCAATGTTACAGTCAGCTTCGATTAAAAGACAGAAACGGACGTTAATGAACTTCCAAAATACCTTTTTAATCCCTATGATTAATAAAGCTTTGTGGAGAAAGATTCAGTTTGATGTAGATAGATACCCTATTAATGATTATAAGTTTGTACCCTATTCAACAATGGGGATTATGGCAAAAGAACTAGAAATGCAACAGATGGTACAGATGTTACAGAGTATTTCTAAAGATTCACCTGCTTTTGATGTGATTCTTTTAGCTTTATTCCAAAATTCTAGTATTCATAATAGAGACCAGATTGTACAAGCTCTTATAGAAGGCAATCAAGCTAATCCTGAATTAGAAGAACTTAAGAAAATTATTACTCAGCTACAAATTCAGCAAGCACAGGCTGAAATTCAGAAGACTCTTGCGGAAGCAGAGGAAGAGAAGGCTAAAGCAGTTAAGTGGACAGCAGAAGCTGCTAAATCACAGCCTAATGCGATTGATATTGAGAGTAAGATACTTAAACTACAAAAAGATGTTCTTAATTTAGATAAAATTAAGGCAGACATTGATAATAAAATATCAGAAACACAACGTAACATACCAGAGATGGAGCATCTTAATTCAGAGACTATTCTGAACTTGGCAAATGCTAGAGCTGCTGGTAATAAATCAACTATTCCTACAGTTGTTCAGTGAAAACAGATGAACAATTCTTAAAGGATAGGTTAGAGATGTTTGAAACCGAGGGCTGGCTTGACTTGGTTGAAGAACTAGATGATATTGAGAATAGTATTAGAGATATTGATACTATGAATGATGTTGAAAGTCTTTGGTTATCCAAAGGCAAGTTGCAAATGATAAAGCATATACAAACTTTAGAATCTGTAACAAAGCTGGCAGTAGAGCAATCCTAGTCATAGGACTCTACTTTAATAACTTCATAATTCCCTATGGGAACGGAGACCAAAATGAGTATAGTAGTAGAAGAAGCAACTTTTAATGAGGAACAGGCAACAGAAAATCAAGAAGTAGTAACAGAAGAGGTTGAGACAGAGGCTTTAATAGAGCCAGACGTTTCACCAGAAGCTGAATATCAACTTCCTGAGAAGTACGCTGGGAAAACTTTAGAAGATGTTATTGAGATGCACCAAAATGCTGAAAAAGTATTAGGGAAACAAGGAAAAGAAGTTGGTGAACAACGGAAATTAATTGAAACTTTAATTAAATCTCAAGAACAAGCGACTGATGTTACTGCCACTAAAGAAGAACCTCAAAAGTTTGAGGATGTATTCTATGATGACCCCGAAGCAGCGGTTAAGTTAGCAGTAGAGAACCATCCTGATATTTTAGAGGCTAAGAGAGTCCGAGTCGAACAACTGCAAGTTTCTAATGTTGCAAAGTTAGAAGCTGTACATCCTGAGTTTATGGATGTGGTTAAAGATAAAGATTTTCAGAATTGGGTAGGAGATAGTAAGATACGGACGGAGTTATTTCATAGAGCTGACAAGTATGATTTTGATTCTGCTGATGAGCTGTTTAGTAATTGGAAGTTAATGACTAACAATAAAAAGACAGTTTCTGTAAAGAAAGCAGAAGAAGATAAAAGACAAGAAGCTTTAAAGAGAACAAAATCTGAGACACGTTCTTCTGGAGATTCGGTAGGTGGTAAAAAAATATACCGTAGGGCTGATTTAATCAACCTACAGGTAACAGACCCTAGAAGGTATGAAGCAATGGCTGATGAGATTCAGTCTGCCTATGCCGAAGGAAGGGTTCGATAATAATTAACGGAGAAATAAAATGGCTTTAGGTACAAACCATACTACCCTAACCACGTCCGCTAACTTTATCCCTGAACTTTGGTCAGATGAAGTTATTGGCGCGTACAAAACTAACTTAGTTTTAGCAAACTTAGTTACTAAACTTTCACATAAAGGCAAGAAGGGCGATACTATTCATATCCCTGTCCCTGGTCGTGGCTCAGCTTCTGTTAAAGCACACAGCACACAGGTAACATTAATTGCAGATACCGCTACTTTGGTTGATGTTAGTATTAATAAACACTATGAATACTCTAAGTTAATTGAAGACATTGCAGAAGTACAAGCTTTATCTTCAATGCGTAAGTTCTATACTGATGATGCTGGTCACGCACTAGCTAAACAAGTAGATAACTCGCTATTTGGTGTTGCTCAAAATCTACAAGGTGGTGCTGAAACAGGAACTTGGGATGACGACCCAACTACTGCTGGTGTTTACGGTACTTGGACTAAAGCTAAATACTTTACGACTGGTTCTACAACACTTACAGACTACGTTGAAGCCTCTTCCACACCTATTGCTATTGAAGATGGCGGTATTCGTGGAATGATTCTTGCACTAGATAATGCTGATGTCCCAATGGATAATCGTGTATTAGTTATTCCACCTGTAGCAGCTAATGACTTACTTGGTATTGCTAGATTCACTGAACAACAGTTCATTGGTTCTGGTGATGCAATTAAGACAGGTAAGATTGGTATGATTTATGGTGTAGATGTTTACATCTCATCTAATTGTCCTACTACTGGTGATGCTGTGAATGTTGCTGGCAACAATACTGACCGTGTTGGTACTATGCTCCATAAGGATGCTTTAGTTCTTGCGGAACAAGTTGGTGTTCGTTCACAAACACAGTATAAACAAGAATATTTAGGCGACTTGTTTACTGCTGATACTATCTACGGTGTTAAAACCCTTCGTGAAGATGCTGGTATTAATTTCGTAGTTCCAGCCTCGTAAGTTAGTTAATCGTATCCCCTTCTTACGAGGGGGATATTCTGAATTAACTGGAGATTAGATGCCTGTATACACGTATGAGTGTGATAAACAACATAAAAGTAGTGAGTATAAGGCAATGGATGACAGAAATAAAACTCCACTTTGCTTTAAATGTAACTTACTCAACTTGTTATTTCAATCCCAAAAGCAAAACCAACTTTCGGTAATCAAGGTACTTTATGGGATATGAGGGAAAGACATAGATTAGGAAAAGGTTAATGGATATATTTACAGACACTACTGAATCAGATACTACCAGTTCACTGGAATTAGAGCGTTTTAAAAATAAAATAAGAGCTATCTGGTCACAGATGCTACAAGAGACCTACAACAAGTACCATGCTGATGATGACTCTGAGGATTCTATTAGTGAAGAACAATACATGGCAGAGAATGCGCTGAAGTTTGCCGATGAACCTGAACCTGTAGACGAGATTGATGAATTAATGGAGATGCTTGATTCAATGATGGAAGAAACAGATGAAAGGGAAGAGATTAAATCAGAAGGCAATGCACCTACTTATAAAGGTGAAGAACTCAAAGAAAACAATGAAAAAACTAAAGTAGAGGCAACCAGTTATAAAGGTGAACACACAGGAAATCTTAAATCAATTGAAGAAACCAGTAAGTCTGTTAAAGGTGGTCGCTACGAAGGTGTTGAGTCTGGTCGTATGGCTGTTAAAAAGGATGATAAAGTTATTAGAAAGTATTCTTCTTTGGTTGAAGAACTAAAAGAAGAGTTACGTTCATTGATAGATAGGCAACGCATTGGACGCAGGAAGATGAGGTTTAGACTGT